ACTACGGTAATCACCCAGCCCAACAAAGAAAAATGCTGGGCGTTCTGGTAAATGACTCCGCCAGGCAAAGCATTGCTGACCAGGTTCAAACACTAGATAGATTTCTTCTGGCGTTAGCTGTACCTCTCTGTACCGCCGACCAGAAGAACGGGCAGCCACTTCTAGCCCTTCCTGCCGTAACTGCGTTAGCGACAGCGAGAAGCCTTCCAAATAGCCCTTACAGCCGTACTGTTTGCACGATATCGGGCGTAGGTCTGGCGTGATCGGCTGTCTGATAGCGAATGTCTCGTAAGCGTGGGTAGGAAGTACGTTAGGCATCAGATTGTCATATCTGTGATATTGATGGTTGCCGCTACAGCGAATGTGCAGCTTGTAAATGTTCCGGAGGATACCACACGCAGCCACCTTTTGGTAGCTAAGTTTCGCGCCGTAGCGATACGTTCCTTGTTAGGTGCCGCAGTGACTACCGTGAATCCTCCACCTGTTACATCGGCGTATGGATCTCCAACGGCATTATCGTTTGACTGTTGCAGTTTAATTGTGATGTTTGTGCCAACAAAGGCAAATACTTGCAGGTACGCCTGTAATCCGAAGTTGTAGGCGGCAGGTGTCGGATCGCCGAAATCAACACCTGTGCCATTGACAGCGCCAGTATCAACCCGCTTGCCAGCAGTGAGTGCTAGGCCCCAATCGAGCCACCATGCGTTAGCCAGCGTGTCAACGTCATGTAGATATGAGCCATTATTATCCCGCTTTGATTTAACGTTGGTTTCTTTACAAACTTCACATGCTACCGGTGCGCCTAGCGTTGTCTTGTGAAAGTAGGTCGCAATTCGATCCACCCTAGGCGGAGTAGAAATTGCCAGATGTGAGTTTGTCGGATTGAAATAGTTAGTCCAACTGATACCCGCCTTGAGCTGTCCCGCCTTGCGCTCCTGTGCACTCTTATCGATACCAGTCATGGGTAAGGTATCAATGCTCTTGCTAATAGAACTCAGCGAGGCAGTGTCACTCGACAAGTCATATCCGTCAAGATAAAAATTGGCACCTAAGCCAGTCTCTTTAGCCATGGTTCCTCCCTACTTAACTTGCGGCCATACGTCGTTGACGATGCATGGCACTGTTACGTCAATTACTCGGTACTTTCCGCCCTCTGGAAATTCGATATAACCCGCCTGGCTAGCTAATGGTGAACCGAATTCTCCCATTAAATCAACGTTACGTATGGCGCCACCGAAATCAAAATCATCGTGGTACCGTCGCATTAAATTACTAGCAGCGCGCATTAGTGACGGATCTAGCATGTCTTGCACATCAGTATTTAGATTTGCAAAAATACGTACCATGAATACTACCAGTGCCGATGTCGAGTCTAGGCCACTAGCCAAGGGTACTGGTTGCATATGTTGCAACCACACAGCGGCAGTCAGGCCGTTACCAGGGCTTCTGTCAACGTCATGCATATTAACCCGCTGAAAATAGCCACTCGCCATGATGTCGCTCACGACACCATTGAAGATCGGATCTATCCAGGATTCGTCGGGTGTGGTTGTCATGATAGTTCCTTGATTAATGCATTGATAACTGGTTGCGCAATCTTTACTTTATCAGCAGCTAGACCCTGCCTGATATCACGGAATGTGTGATAACCCTTGAATCGTGAAATTCTATTTCTAGACGTCACTCCCTCCAACCATCCACCATAGATAACATTAGAGTCTGTGATTCCCCGATAAATTGAACGTCGATCAATAGCAATTCTAGACTTGTAAAAGCCGGTAGGGTGCATAAGCACTTGCCCTAGGCGGATAGTAATACGGTTTACACCCTCTTGGGCAATAGCCTCATTGACCGCGATTACAGCGCGGGCAGCCGCTGCTTTTGTTTGACTTGCATTGAATAGTGCACCCTTTTGTTTCATGTCTACATTTATACGGAAGTTAGGCATTAGACCGCACCTATTCTTCCAAGGCGCGCATGCGCTTGTGCTGCCTGGTCTCTGATGTCCGCCAGGCCCTTGCCGGAAGCAGCTCTAGCTGAATCTCCAGAACCAATGGTGCGGCTGTAGCCTGCCACTTCCTGTAGCACAGATGACAACGACTCGGCAATACACAATTGATTGATCAGTGCAGGAATGACGAACTTGTACACCGTTGACGCAATAGCGTGTACGGCTGCCACAGAGCCTAACTGCCCTCGGGCTAGCTGAACCCCTATGCGCGCATAAATGGCCGTACCGGCAACGTGAGCCGCTAGAACGCTACCGTCGTACGCCCTCTCGACAACCAGGCCATTTCCGATAACATCAGTCACTAGCATTTTCTCAGAATCAATAACAATAATCTCATCCGGAGAAAATGTAGCACCGTTTGCCACTGTCAAGAATGTATCCGATTTCAATGCAGTAACACCTGTGCCACCGAGGTTTTGCCCAACGGCAACATATGATCTTTCAGTAACAATCAAATACTCTGTGTCGATTCGCAGAATATCGCCGACACCTATCCTGGCAGTGCTCCATGTTACCGACGTAACAAGCGTATCTGTGCCGTTCAACTGCACACTGAGTGCGCCTACAACGTCCTCTGTGTTGCTATAGCTCCACTTACCTGTGATGGCGATAGTGCGCTGTAGTGGTCCCGCGAATGCCGCATTAGTTTCAAGATTTAATTCTAGGTACATGAATGGCGGACCAGAATTAACCGGTTCCAAATAATAGTTGTTCGATGGAATGGTCACACCGTTGCATACAACACTAGTGACTGAAACACAGTCGTGTTGCTCGAACCAAAGTTGCCATGCATAGGCGTATTGGAAGTTCGGCCATGGAAAGTAGAACGTTCCTAGGAACGGGTAGAAAGTGCGATTCATCGCACCGTCAATTGCCAGCGAAGCGGCGGCAATCGCTCGATCAATGCGTTGATTAGATCGGGACGTCTCCATTAGATCAAGGGCGGACTTTACATCTTCTCTTGTTGCATACCACGGGCGCATATTGATTCCATCTGAACTAGTGGCCGAATAATCTCATTATGCAGTATGCGACTCCGGCACCGAATCCTCCGGAACTTGTGACGATAGCGGCAATTCTGTACCGATATTGCCTCTTGGCATTTCGTGCATCTCTCTGACCACCTGGATAATGTTTGTCAAACCAGGCACGCCTATCATTGTCGTAAATACTACTAGAAGGTATATGTCCGACTGGCGTATTACTTGCTGGTATATTATTCCGGACAACCCTACTAGGAATAGAATCAAATCTTTCAGAATTGCTAGTTTCTTCATTGTTCATCACAGCCTCACAGCCTCACAACCTACTAATACAGATATAAAAGCAGGGGGCCTAGGCCCCCCACTCTTAAAACTCAAAATCATCGGTTGGTGTGTCATCTATAGGTGCGGGTGTAGTCTTTCGCTTTTTAGCGGATCTAGCGGATCGCTGTCGAGGCGTCGTCAGGGTAGATCCATCCGTCGTACGGGCAGAAGAGCTTACCTCGGTTGGTGCTTCTGAGAGGCTCTCCGTCGTTAGGGCAGGCGGTAGGGGGTCTTGCGTCGGCTGCTCTTTTGATGATTTCTCGCTCTGCGAGGATTGAATATAGTCCCCACCAACTAATGGTGATTCACCCCCTTCATTCGCCTTATTCAAACTTTCCAACATTGGCCGGCTGGCCAACATGTCCATCAATTCTTTGTCGCTGTATGACTCGCCACCGTGGCGTGTAATTTTTGCCATTGCATACCCTCTTAGGCGTTTGGTTGCGCCAGCAGATCAGGGCGTCGTGCAATCTTTAGACCGCCAGCGATGTAAATAACCCCGCCAAGAATGGTGCCACCCGCGCCGGGGTCTGCAATGTTCACAGACAACCATTCAAAACCGGCAGACAGTGAAGCCGCCTCAACATCGAAATACCAAAAGCCTTGATGCGTGGCGTACGTCGCACCGGCAACAGTGACGGTAGATCCGGCTGCTTGAACCGTCTCATTCCACGTCTCTGTGCCCAGCAGGGGAGAGGCAACGCTCTTACGGTAGAACGTTGTAACACAAGAAAGTGCCTGTGACGTACCACCCGTGTTTGCATTGTGCTCTTGCAACGCAATGACAACATCGTCAACACCTGCCGATGCCGCATTCTTGAGCAGGCAGACACCAAGTGTCTCATAGTTGCGCATATGAATGCGCTTCCCAGTATTCGCCCCCGCTGCCAAGTCTGCAACAAGGTTGATACCGACACTAATATCAAGCACATTTCCAAGGGACCACATATCTATGTTTCTCCTTTCTCAGGCGAGCTTGATGAATGGGGAAAGAGTAGCCCCACCGTTTTGTGGGGTGATCGCAGAAGCCAACCACGGCCGACCGTCAAGCCGCTCAATAATACGGAAGGCCGTAATGTCATTCTGGAAACGGAACTCTTCCGACTGACGCGCACTCATTGCCTGGCGATCACCAATGAGGTAATAGCCAAAGTCCACAAGGTTCACGTCGCCTGCTGTAGTGACCGCGCGCGCTTTTTCAGAGACGATGATGGGAAGTCCCAACATCGACATGGGCGGCTGTCCAACGCCCGATGGGAAGTTGCCGCCACCGATCCAGATCGCAGCGTTACCAGCGCCTACAGTCATTTGGAGCAAGGAAGGCATGGCATCTGGAGAAATAACCCACGCTGCCCGGTTGAGTGACTGCGGAAGCATCCGGCAATACATCTTGACGATGTCAACCCACTCAACATCAAGGCCACCAGCGTTGCGCGTAACGCTAACCGAGCAAGGTGCATTGAGGAATCCAAGCGGCTCACCAACACCCGATCCAACAAAGAACGCGACGTCCTCAAACCAGGCGATCGCTTCCGGAAGCACTTCTCCCAGGAAGGCCGCAAGACTCGGCTGTGCGTCCCGAATCAATTCATTCGGTACCTCGGTGTATAACGTGAGTTTCTGTGCCTTGAGTTCAACCCTACCGAACTTTGGCTGCGACTCGGTAAGGGTAGCGCCTTCCTCCGACCAGTAACCAACAACGCCACCGAACACGCTGGACACGTTCGACGTGGCGTCAACCGTTGGGAATGGAACAGTCAGCGAATCCATCGGAATGACTCGCGCTCTAGGTCGAACAACCGCACTCTCCAGTGCGGTACGCAACATCTCAGCGCGCAAGACCTCGGGAATGAGGAATCCACCATCACTCGGCTTGACCGAAGAAAGGTCGTTGCTCAGCGAATGCAGTTTGCGAGAGAGTGATTCGTCTTTGTGTGAATGATTTGAGATTGCATGAAGCATCTCCGCCATGTTGTTAAATGCGCCATCGTGCTGCGCGCCAAGGGCGGCCTTGTTGTATACCGTATTCGCCTTGCGAAGTTTTCCACCCATGGTGGGGCTAGCAAGATTCAATCGCTTGGCTTCAAGCTCATCGACTTTGCCACCGTTGTTGCGTAACCAATCGATCATGAATTTTTCAGTCTGTTCGTTCACCTGGTTGGTAATGCCAGGGTCACTCTTGATACGAGCGTTGATACTGTTCTCAATGAATTCACCAAACTGCTTAGGCTCACTCATCAGATTGCGCATGGTCGTACGATCCGTGAGCATTTCCCTGAGCTCATCGGCTGTCTTTGGGATAGCAACCCTAATCGCCATCAATTCACCTTTCCAAGCGCTGTACTGAGTGCCTCGATCATGTTGTCGAGTGCGTCATCATCTGAAATCATTGCGGGTGTTGGCGCATTGCGCCTACCAGGGTATTTGAATCCGCGATTCGCTACCTTGTGTGGCTTTAACATCAACGCTTGCAGTTCTTTATCGATCCCGTCCGAGGTATCTTCCTCCGCGTCTACCTCGACTGAATCGTCTTGATCCGGTTCACCCTGATCAGGTGCCGTTCCGCCGTCATCTTGGTCTGGCTCTGTCGGCTCCATAGGCATCTTGGGCTTTACGTAGATTGAATCCGCAAGACCACATTCAACTGCTTCGGCTGCAAACATCCACGTCTCGGCAAGCATCATTGCGCGCCAACTGTCAGGCTCACCACCTGCCTTAGACGAATACACAGTGGCAATGTTGTCACTCTGCTTGTCCAGGAAATCAGCCATCGCTCGCATGTCACCAGCGTTACCCATTTCCATGCCAGCGGCATCGTGGATCATTAGTTGTGAACCAACCATCATGATGCATTCATCACCTGCCATAGCAATGATGGACGCGGCACTAGCGGCTAGCGCGTCGACATACGTAGTTACATATGCGTTGTGTGATACTAACGCGTTGTAGATTGCGATAGCATCAAATAGTGACCCGCCGGGCGAATTGATGCGCACATTGATACGTGGCGTTGTGATCGCATTTAATTCCTGCACAAATTCATCAGCAGGAATACCGCACCAGCCACCGATTTCATCATAGATATAAACGTCGGTAGAT